GGTTTTATTTATCCTCGCGTGGAGTAAATACTCATTCTCCCATTTTTCGGTATCCTCGTTAATTCTCTGGATTACGATAGGTTTATCGAAAATCATTTATCACACCTCCTCGGAGGCTCTACTTAACTCCAGGCGGAGTTGTAAAGACATATCATCGACCAATCTCCGGACATTTCCGGAGGTCTTTTCGATCATTCCTCGATTGTCGTAGAGGTCGCTGATAAAAATTAACGCCAATTCTTTAACGCGAGGATCGTCCTCGGGATAATTCTCACCGATAGAACCTTTAAGGTAGGCGTCCGCGGTCGATATGGATCTCTCAATATTCCGCGTAACCATATCGTCGGCATAATCGATACCGAGATACTCTAATACTTCCTCGATTGTAGGCATGAATTACACCTCCTTATAAGTTCGCGAGAATGGTTTCGATCATTACCGCTTTAGTCTGCGACGTGCTTACTCCCTCGATCCCCAGGTCGGAGGCGAGTACTTCGAGTTCTGCTTTTGTCATTTCGTTAAGCTGAGACTCAGTATAGATTGTACTCTCCTCCGGTCCGGCACTATAAGAGGCGAGGGACATTATTCCCCCGCTACGGAAGTATCGATATAACCATTGACGATAGAGTCTGGATCCTTAACTTTGTAGTCGTCTCTAACAATCGCTCTCAATAATGTCATATTCTGAGCGAAAGCGTTAAAACCGCCGATACTAGCGACGTCGGAACCCTTAATAGACATGTAATTACGGTTATACTTTCTCACGTAATCGAAAAGGTTACCCACGATAAACGGAACCTTTGTACCGGTGGACGCGAGTACAGTATTAGGTAATACCTTAACCGGTAAAACGGTAGTACCACAACGTAACTGCAACTTAGCCGGATTAGTTGGATCCGGATTGAGGAGATCTCTACCGTTCTTATCCTTTAAGGTGTCGAGATACTGGAGACCGTCGTCGTTGGTGTAAATCTTTGCACCGTTTTTATAAGCCTGTCCGAGAGTTACGTTAAGAGCCTTTTTGATACCGTCGAGGTTCTTAAGATCGATCTGAGTCTTTTCTCCTACCTTTGCTAATACCTTAGCGTTAGTAGTAGCTACGTCCGCCTTACCTAACCACTCGGCGACTACTTCCATAATGTTAGCGTCGGAGTCTGCTACCAGATCGTTAGACACCGGCATAAAACCCGCTCTGTCCTGGATCGCGTAAGGTAATCTCTCAAACTTAGGAGCCTCAATCTCGTTAGTGATTTCGCCGTTCTCGTCAATATCTACGAAAGTGTTAGGAGTTGTCTTTTTCTGATAAGTACGAGAACCCTTGTTTGTAGTAACCGGTACTACGTCGATATCTGCCTCGAGAGCGTAATCTACGTCCTTATAATGCTCGATACGAGTAGACACGTCCTCCGGAACAGTATAACCGCCGTCCTCATCTACACCCTCAACGAGTCCCTTTCTGATAAAGGTACGAACAGCCTTAGCAAACTTAGCGATTGCGTTCTCGGAGTCTTTCTTTTCCTTTTCGCCCTGGAAATCTGCCGGAGTAGGTGTACCGTTTGCCTTTTCCAATTCGAAAATCTTCTTTTCGGTTTCAAATTCTGCCTTGAGAGCGTCAATTTCGGCGAGAATTTCGTTCGCCTTATTAACGTCCTTGTTTTCGCCGTCCATAAAGGACTTAGCCTCCGCGGTCTTTGCCTGGATCTGAGCCATAATCTCTCTCATTTTCTTATTCATGTTCTGTTTCCTCCTCATTTTGGATAAAAATAAAGGACTCATTAGCTTTAATCCTCGCCTGGATAAGCTGTAAGTCCTCGTCTACATTGTTATTTTTTTCGCCTTTTACGGCATTTTCCGGAGTCTCGACCGGTTTTTCTTCCGGTAAACCTCCATAGTTTTTGGTAGTACCCGCTCTAGGTTGAGCCGGAACCGCTACAAACGACACCTCGTAAGCCTCTTTCACTCCGTCGAGAGTAAAGTAACAAGTCTCTTTCGTACCGTCCGCCTTTTCGTATTCCTTGCCCCAATAGTGCATACAATAATTTTTCATATTATCGACTCCACAAATGGAACAAACCGCCTTTTTCGGTCGACATGAGGTAGAGACCTCTTTCTTAATACCGGCTTTAATCTCGGTAATAAGATCCGCATTACTTGCCGTTTTAACCATATAACATTTAGCGACCAATCTCGCGAACGGTTCGCCCGCTTTGGTAAGTTTACCGTCCTCATAAATAAGCTCGGTATCGTATACCCTCGCGACCTGGTTATCTGCTCGGCGGGAGTGATCCTTTATAACGGTTTTACCGATATAAAGTTTTTCCATATCCTTAAGTGACCGGAGATTGAACGGTTCGTAATTACGATCGTCGGTCTCGTTGTCACACATGGACATTTTGAATACGAAAACCTCCTCGGACTTAAGAGGCTCGAGAGCGATTTTGTTAATCTTTCTCAGCTCCTCCGCCGTGACTTCCTGGATAGATACGTCCGCGGATTTCACGATTAACCCCTCTCGTTCGGTTTTGTCGTATTCCTCGTAAACGTTAGGCATTTTCCTAGTCCTCCTTTCTGCCTTATTTCTATAGAGAGCCGTTACCGGCTTACTCACTATTTCCGGAATCCTCGACCGGTTCCTCCGGTTCTTCTGGATCCTCGTTAGGAGTTTCCTCCTCCGGATTTTCTCCCTCGGTAGGTTCTTCCTGGACCGGAGTCTCGTAATCTTCCGGATTACCCAATAACTCTCGAGCGGTCGTCTCATCGTAACCAATCGTTACGGTGATGAGAGCGATACCTTGCTCGTAGGTAAGTTTGCCGGAGCGGATCGCCTCGATAATGGACATAATCTCCGCCGGGTTTGTTTCCGCGGTCTCACTCTCGACCGGTACTCCCTCGTTCGTAGTATCTACGTACTGAGATCCGGCGTATCGTACCGGAATACTCGCACCGTTACCGAGTAACTCGTCTCCGCCCTCTTTAGCCTCGAGATCGAGTAAAGCTCTCGCCTCGTTCGGAGTATAAATAAAGCTGTTAACCGCGGTCGATAAGCTGTCGATCTGAGTCTTAAGGTCGGCTCTAAGGATTACCGCTACATTAAATTTAAAATGGAGACCGTTTCCGATCTCCTCCGATGTAAGGAGCTTATAAGTAAGTTCCTCCTCGTATTGTTTAATGATGTATAACAGCGTATCTACATAAAACGAAAGCTGTTGAGCCTCCGCGGACGCGTAAGAAGATTTCGTATAATCTCCAATCTGATACGGCTTAATCCCGAACGCACTCGCAATCTGTAAAGCGGTATATTGTTTCACCTCTATAAACTGATTGTCCGCGAGTTTCACGTTAAGCGGAGTAAGAGAAAATCCTATAGGAATCGGGATAACGTTCTCGACACCCTTATTTTTGAGACCGCCCTTAGCGTAAGACTCTACGTTTTTAACGAGAGTTTCCACGTTTTGATCGCTCAGAGAACCGGTATAGTTGAGAACCGCCTTAGCGGTAAACCCGCTCTCATACATTTTATTAACCATTTTCTGAGCCTTAAGGTTACCGCCAATCGTCATTTTTAATTGATCTTGGACGGAAACTCCCGCGATACCGTCGAGCGTATTCGATCCCTTAAGGTGTAAAATCTCCTCGGAACCAAATTTATAAAGTTTTCCGCCCTTAGAGTAGAGATAAAAGATATCCGGTATTTCGCTTAAAATACAAGCGTCGTCGTACCATATCTCGACCTCGTTACTCGGCAAAATCCATAATTGAGTACTTTTTCCCGCCCCCTGGATCCACGCGTAAGCATTGCCGTAATGATTACGGTTATACTCCATAGTGGACCAAAAAACAGAAGCGGTCATATACGGATTAGGTCGGTCGTGTAAAACCTTATAAAGAGGGTGTTCCCTCGCGTTCCGTACTCCGTTCCGGTCGTTGTACTGTAAGAGCTTTAACGGTAATTTACCGATCGACTCGGAGAGTACTTTTAAACAAGCGAAATACGTCGCCTCGGAGAGATTGTCCTCTTTAGTATCGCTGAGACCGAGAAAATCGAGTAATTGGTTCATTTCGATAGTGGTTCGAGTTCCCTTGTTACTGATAATCCGGACCGCGGTCTTTAATCGATCTAAAAACTCCACATAATATACCTCCTTTTTTATTCATTCCAACCCATAGCCTTAAGATATTTCTCCAGTTCGGAGCCTACATCAATCGAGTTAGGTTGTTTGTTTTTCAGCATACAAGCGTGAGCGTCGATACAAGCGTCCACCGGATCGATACGTTTAAAGCGTTGTCCCGGCTTTTTATCGACTTTGATTTCATCGAACGAGTTCCGGACTACGGAGGCATTAACGAAACTCCAGGTCAAAAGCTCGTTAGACTTGTCATACTCGAGATTTTCGGATTTAACGAGTAACTGGATATCGACGGTCGCGTCATTCAATCCCTTACAAGATTGAGTAATTACAATAACCGGACACCCGAACGCCTCCAGGTCGGAGAGAACGCCGTCCGCGTTATGTGGATCGATACCAATTCCTAAAAAATCGAGTTGATACTCTTCTTTAAGCTGTTTTAAGTGAGAGACTATGAATTTATAATCATTTTTAAAATCCCCGGATCCGCCGGTAACCGTTATTAACTCCATAGTCTCCCATATATCATACGGAGCGAGATCGGTCTCGATATGTTCCTCGAGTCGTCCCCTCGGCATGAACGAGTGAGAATAAAAATAATACTTATCGTTTTCCTCCGGAAACTCGAGAGCGATAGTCGTTAAGTCTCCGCCAGAAGATAAGTCCAATCCTACCCAACACTTACGACCGATAAAGTCTTTAAGAGTCCGATTAGTTCCGCATTTCTGCCACTTCTCAGTATTGATAAATTGGTCGTCCGTGTTTTGTACCCACATATTGAGGGACTTTGTAAGGAAATCTCGTAACTCAGCTCCGCCCATATCCCGGGCGGTCTGAGCGTCGGTTCTAAGTACCTCCATTTTTTCGGGATCTCGACATAAAAACGGATTTGCTTTAATCCAGTTCTTTTCGTCCCAGATATCATCGGTAGAATCGAGACAATAAATATCGATAAAAAAATCCTCGGCGGTAGTAATCCCGCGGAGGACTTTAATACAATAGTCGTCCATTTCCTTACAAAACGAGTTGAGCTTATCACCTCGAGTCGTAATCATGGAGACCAATGTTTCCGGTAAAGCTCTCGTACCATTGTAAAGAGCTTTATAAATTTTATTGTCTTTGTGTTGGTGTAGCTCGTCGATTGAGGAGAAAATCGAGCGGAAACCGTCGTCGAGTCCCGCCTCTTTCGATAAAGCCTCGATAGTACAATTAGTAATAAGAGCCTCGATAACTGATTTATAATCTTTTACCGAGAAAAATTCCCCCAGGTCTGGATCAATGGTAATAAATTTACTCATTTCCTCCCATGCGAGGCGTGCTTGTCGCTTTTTTGTTGCTACGGTGAAAAGTTTACCGTAGTTATATCCTCCAAATCCGGCGATATAAGTACCCATGATACCATTTTCGAACGTTTTACCGTTCTGTCGTGCCATGCACTTATAACGACGGCGGAATCTTCTTTTATTATTCGATACCTTAAACCAACCGAACGTACAACCCAGGTCGAAAGCCTGGGAGCCGATTAGTTCGACCGTTCTCGGATTATCACCCTCGGCAATGGTAAGTGTCTCAGCGTACTCGATAACCTCCATAGCTCGAGCGGGATCGTAGTAATAAGGGAAATCCTCCGTCCGCTGTTTTTTCAAGTCGTTTAAATGTCGTTTACAAGCGAGGATATGTAACTCCCCCGCTATAACCTCCCCGGATACGACTTGACTCGCGTACTCGGTAACCCTGTCCCATATAGGAGCGTAACCGTTAGGCATTGCCTACGCGTTTCTCGAACCGTGAGAATTTATTCTCTTTCTTTGGTTCCTTATTAGTCTCCGGGACTACTAATTTACACCGGCTCGAAATAGAGAGACCGAGATCGTTAGCACTTGACCGGCACTGTTTAAAGTAGCGTTCCTGGTTCCTCGCCCATAAGTCGAAAAGAATCGGATCATTTTTTACAGCCTGGGATCTTAATTTCTTGACCGCCTGGACGTAAAAATCATTTGCTACAATAAACCGGGCGAGTGCGTCAACATCGGTTTCACCCATAATTTTTAATTTTTTAAGTTGACCGGCGTACCGGTCGAAATCTGTTTTTTGCTTTTTGGTTAAGTAAGCCGGAGCGGTAATATTATCCGTTACCGGCTTAATCTCGGACTCCAGGCGAGCTTTAATTTCCGCTTTCGTTAAGTTTTTCTTACCGTTAGCAATTACGACCGCCGTAGGTTGTCTCTGACCGCTCATACTACCGCCTCCTTACTTGTAATACTTACACGGTCTTGTCAATATTGAGTCCCTGGGACTCGATATAGTCGTCGATTTCCGCCTTAAGTTTCTCGTCGTCTCTGATATTCTTAGCGTTCATAACCTCTAAATAGGTTACATTTCCGAGAACGATATTACGTACCAGGAATCTACATTTCACACTATACATATCTTTTCTCCTTTCCTTTTGTTTATCCCA